TATCCCTTGCGAATAGTTGCCCCGAAAACGCTTGCGCTGGACTATCCTCAGTTTTACGTGTGGTTCATGCTAAACGACCTGCCGATGGAAAAATTGGGGGATAGCGTGCATACCTACATTAATGAGATTATGCCGGAACATCAATCACTAATTGATAGTTTAAACGGAGTTATAACTATTGAAAAGCGAAATGGATAAAATTATAGATATTTCCGAGCTAATACCCGATAATGAAAATGCCAATCATAGAAATCAACAAAATAGGCTAAAATGACCAAATACTCCCCCGAAATAGTAAAAAAGATATGCAGCCTGCTGGAAAAGGATAGCTATACAATTAAGGAAGTGTGCGCTAATGTTGGGATTAACGAGGATACGTATTATGATTGGCAAAAAAATAAATCCGATTTTTCCGAGGCTATTAAAAAAGCCCGCCACGATTATGATAGTATGATACTTGTCGAGTGCGAGAAGTCGTTGACTAAGCTGATAAAGGGATTTGAGGTCGAGGAATCTAAAACCACCTTTATAGAGGGAAAAGACGGGCTGCCTCGGGTTAAGGAAAAGCAGGTAATAAAAAAGTACTTCCCGCCCAACCTCGGGGCGTTAATACATTTCCAAACCAACAAAGCCCCCGAGCAATGGAAGAATAGGCAGAACATTGACCATACCTCGAATGGGAATGAGCTGGTAAGCGAGCGGGTCATCATCTTGGAAAAGGCTTCGGACAAAAAGAAGCTGGAGGAATTGAGAAAATTTGCGATGGGCGGTGAGCAACCAGCGGAGCAGCAAAAGGAATTAAAAGAGGGAAAGGAGAATGAAGGCTAGGGTAGGCTACACGGATGTTTTCTTTAAGAACTATGAAGCCTACAAGGCCGGATATCGCTACGTGGTAAATCAGGGCAGCGCACGTTCGTCCAAGACCTACTCCATAATGCAGGTGCTGGATGAGCTAGCCCGCTACTCGCCAGTAGCTAAAACCATTAGCGTTGTCGGGAAAACTAGGCCATTTCTAAAACGTGGGGTGCTGAATGATTACCTGAACTACTTGCGTAACGGGGGCTACTACAACGATGAGCTATATAACAAGACTGAATTGGCCTTTATAGTAGGGATAAGCAGGATTGAGTTCTTTAGCGTTGACCAGCCCGAAAAGGTATTTGCTGCAGCCCGTGATTTGCTCTACATAGATGAAGCCAACACGATGACCGAGGAAACATTCCGACAGCTGGCTATCCGAACCCGTGGAGCTATCTTTATGAGTTTTAACCCAACCCATGAGTTCTGGGCGTTAACCGATATCGTTAAAAGGCCTAATGCCTGCTTCATCAAGTCTAGCTACAAAAATAACCCCTTCCTGTCCGATAGCATAAAGTTGGAGCTCGAGGAGGCTGGTGCCAGGAATGAGAATTTTAAGCGGGTGTTCGTGGATGGGGAGCTGGGTAAGATTGAGGGGTGTGTATTCGAGAACTGGGAAATTGGGGAGTTCGACGAAACGCTGGACGTGGTCTTTGGTGAGGATTACGGCTACTCGAACGACCCCACCACGCTGGTGAAAATAGCTGTCGATGATAAAAAGCACGTAATCTACCTAGATGAGTGCTACTATAAGAAAGGCCTTACGACTAAGCAAATTTTCGATCTTAATAAGCAGTATGCCGGCGATAGGCTAATCGTCGGGGATAGGAGCGAGGGCAGGCTAATTGATGAGCTAAGGTTTATGGGTAACAACATCGTAGCCGCCGACAACACTGATGGCGCAGGACTTATAAGCACGGGACTAATCACCATGCAGGATTACCTACTTGTTGTAACGCCTACATCTACCAACTTGCAAAGTGAACTTAAATCCTACGTATGGCTGGATGAGCGGGGCAAGTTGGCTATTGACAAGTTCAACCATGCCATAGATGCCGCCCGTTATGGCTTCATGTACCAGCGTTTTAAAATAAAACAAAAATTCTTTGTTGTATGAAAATTTTCGGGTATAACATTGAGCGAACCAAGGCAGTTAAGGACGGAGGCTCAGGTAGCAACCAGCTATTCTCCACCCTGCTATCCATGCTGAATAGCGGAATGCCCATTCAGAAAATTGCTAACCTTAACGATACGATTGACAAGGGCTACCTGTACAACCATATTGTTTACTCCGTTGTCAACCGCATAGCTGGTTCGTGTTCGGGAGTGCCGTGGAGTTACTTTGTTGAAAAAAGGAGCGGGGCTAAAGCACGCTATAACAGGGCTATTCAAAACAAGGCCATTGACGACGCCATTTACATTAAGCAAACGCAGTACGAACAGGAATGGCAGGGTGATATCTACAACATCCTCGAAAGCCCCAACCGAAACGGCGAGGATTTTAACGATATAGTGCAGCAGCTAATCATGTACTACGAAATAACCGGAAACGCCTACCTGTATGGCATTCGTAGGAATGGCAGGGAGGGAGCGTTAATTTCGCTGCACGTAGCACCGGCCAACCTGGTTACCATCAAGTTTAACAACTTTCTCAATCCGGTGGACGGTTATATTTTCGACGGGTTTAACCCGAATGAGGTTATTCCCCGTGAGAACATGATGCACATCAAGACCTTTAACCCTACAGTTAACTATAGCGGGAGTTGGCTCTACGGCCTTAGCCCTATCATGGCTTCGCAGGACTTGCTAGCCCTTTCCAATGCCGGTATCAAGGCGCAAATAAACAGCTACGCCAACTATGGCGCAAGGGGGCTACTCATGCCGAAGCCCTCCGATACGCTTACAGAAACCGAAGCCGATAGTGTGCGGGGAAAGTGGCAGGAAAAACAGCGAATGGAAAATTTCGGGGATATAATGGTAGTGGGAAAATCGCTGGACTGGACGCCAATAGGCCTTTCGCCTGTTGACCTCGATATCATTGAAAGTCAGAAGATGACGCTTCGGGATATATGTAGGATTTACAGCGTGCCGGCCATGCTGATGGGGGATAGCGAAACCTCAACGTATAACAACGTGAAGGAAGCCCGCAAGGCACTGGTAACCGATGCTGCCTTGCCAGTTATGGAGAAGCTAAAGAGCGGTTTCAACCGGTTTATCGTCTCAGAAAACGACAAGGGATTCATTGATTATGACTTGCAGACATTCATCGAGCTACAGGATGACCTAGACAAACTAGCTACAACGCTTAACACAATGGGATGGCTAACAATAAACGAAAAGCGGGTGAAGTCATTCCTAAACGAAATAGACCTACCCATTTTGAACGAGGTGCTGTTGCCGATGGGCGTCATGCCGGCCAGCGAGTTCTCCGTAGAGCCTTTAAACCCCGACACCCTTTCAACCGAGGAGCTTTAAACATGGACGATAGCCGGTATAGCTACTATGTAAAAAATTTCAGTGTCGTATTTCGCAGGGCGTTGAAAAGGCAACTTGCCGACGCCATCGAAAGGCTTTCAGGTGCGCATGAGCTCTATGAGCTACAAAGCATTAACCCAGTGCTTAGCGAGAAACCTATTTCGGAAGCCATTTTGCAAATATACCAGTCGGTTGGAACTTACAACATGAAGCAGACCATCAACGCCATAAGGGGCAGCAAGAAGGCGTTAACCGACGTGGAAAAACTTTACATGGCACGAATGCAGGACTACGTAGAAAAGAACTGCGGTAAAAAGATAAAATGGATAACCAGCACCTCGGAGGCTAGGTTTAAAGAGGTGGTGAAAAGGGAGGTAACTTGGGGAATGGAGAAGGGCAGCTCGATAGACACTATTGCGAACGAAATACGAAAAAGTTTGATAATCGAACAGTCGTACAGGGCGGTTAGGATAGCGAGAACTGAAACCATAGGGGCGGCCAACGCTGGCTCGCTCACCGGCGCAAAGGATACGGGGCTAAACCTTGAAAAGGGCTGGCTAGCAGCACGACGGGAGAATGTTAGAAATTCGCACAAGAAGATGAACGGCGTATTTGTTGACCTAAACGCCATGTTCCAAGTGCCCATCTTTGACGGGGATACATTTACAGGGAATTATGAGAGCCTATCGCACCCTGGCGACACCAACGGTAGTGGGGGCAACATCATAAACTGCCGATGCACGCTGGTTTACAGGAGGAAGCAGAATAGTTATCAACAGGGATTGAATTTGTAGTATTTACACGCTAAATTTGTCATTATGGAAAGCGTAAGGTTTAAAAGCTGCAATTTAAGCTTAAAAGAGCTGGACGTTAAAAAAAGGCTAGTAGAGGGCTATTTTAGCGCATTCAACGTTGTGGATTCCGACGGTGAAATGGTCGTTTCTGGGGCTTTTACAAAGTCCATAATCGAGAACGGGATTAATGGGACTAACCGAATTAAGCACCTTTTCAACCACCAAAGCACTACCGGCGTGTTGCAGCTACTCGAAGAGGATTCATACGGCCTGCATTTTATCAGCAAGGTAGGCTCGCACACGCTGGGTAATGACGTGCTGGCCATGTATGCCGACGGTATAATAACCGAACACTCTGTAGGCTATAACGAAATAGCCGACAAGGTGGAAATTCAAAGGATTGATGGAAAGGACATAAGGGTTCTAAAGGAGGTGCGGCTCTGGGAGGGTTCGTCGTTGGATAAGTGGGGGGCTAACATGTATGCGAGGACTATAAAGTCCATCGAGCAGGCTGAAATGATTAAAAAGGACATTGAGGACAGAATTGGATTAATGCTAAAGGCCTTAACAGGCAGGACTAGCTACTCCGATGAAACCTACGAAAACTTAAACTACCAGCTTCTCATTCTTAAAG